TATTGATAATTCTGTATTGATTGCCGCCAAGCGTACTAGACGGAACTTGTACGGCACTAGACGCAGTAGTTGTCGCAGAAATGACTACCGTGTTACCACAAGGAGAAAATGGTGCTGATACTGACATTATGCTACCTTCACAATAATGGTTGTTACGTTTCCAGCAACAGATATGACTTTACCAACTGATTGCATATATTGTTGTAGTGTCATTGCAGATTCTGATACTGCTTGACCGCCAATAGAACCGTCTTGGTTTGCGACTGGAACAATATATTGACCAGCAGTTGCTCCTGTTACATTAACTGGAACTCTACCGCTAAATGCAATTCGGTCAACTGCTTGTCTTGCAGTTTCATTTGTAGTTGCTAATTGCGTTTCATAAGCAGTTAAAGCAGTTTGATAATTAGCTTCTGCCACTGCCCAATCAGCATCAGATTCATTTTCTCCTCTTGTTGGAGCAGTAGGTTTGGTTAAGCCAAGAGCCTCTGCGCTACCCCATACATCTCCACCTACATAAGATGGATTAGTTGATTTAACTACAAAACTTATAGCGTTTGCAAATACATTGGTTAATTTACCGTTTACATCAATACCACAAATATCACCTTTGTTAATAGTGAAATTATTCGCTTTAGTCATGTATTCAGCGTAGTCAGCTCCTGATGCGTTAAATGTACCACCCGCATTTATTGACCTACCGTTTGTTGTTTTTCCTAATTTAAATGAAGCATTTGCAGAATTTGCGGAATCTTGACCATACCCAGACCAATACATTGTTCCCCAGTTACCACCTAAAGCAAGAATTGCAGTACCCTCTGAGCTTGCTGAAGTTGCTAAAGTATGTGTTGTTCCATTTGTATAATATTTTGGATTTCCATCCCCATCTGATAGAACAATATAGTTACTAGATGTACGAATGTCTAAACCACCATAATTTCCGTTATAGCCTCCAATAATAGTGTTTTTAGAACCTGTGGTTATAACTCCACCAGCACCATTACTTACGCCTGGAGTACCAATAAACGTATTTTGAATTCCTGTTGTAAGAGCATAACCAGCAGCAAAACCAACGCAAGTGTTGTATCCGTTGCTACTTGAAGCATTAGATGTATAACCAGCATTTTGACCAAGAAATACGTTTCCAGTACCAGTACTATTTGTATATCCTGCTTGATACCCTATTGCTGTATTGTTTGCTCCTGAAGTATTTGCTTGTAAAGCACTTGTGCCAAAAACAGTATTTGTAGATACAGAGCCAGAACCTAAACCTACTGTTAGTCCGTGTACGTTTGCATCTCCGTTGGTGCTAACAATGCTAATGTTAGAGACAGTCAAGTTACCAACTGTAGTCGTTGTATTACCAAGACCTACAGACGCATTACCAAGCGTTGCATTTGTAGCAAAGTTAACATCTAACTGCGACAAAGGAATAGATGTTGTTGCGTTGCCAAAAGTATAGGGTACACCAGACATATTAGAACCTCACTCTTAATTCGTGTTCAAACTCAAACGTATTTACTACAAAACCCGCATTATTGGAAGTCATGGTGAGTCCCAAATACTTACCGTACTGCGAGGCATCCGATTTATACAAGTAATACCCTGTGGATAACAACCACTGAATAACAGCACTACTGTTATTTACCCATGATATTACCTGAGAATTGTTATTTAGCCAAGAAACTCCAGTGTCAGACAATGTGTACGCTGGACTAGCTCCTTGCTCAGAATCCACCGTAACCTGAAAGACTCCTCCCGTTGTTAACGTGGCTTCTACCGCAAATTTTAACGCTTGCTTGGTCCTGATAGGGTCGCCCATATCCTGCAAAGCCGTCTGAATATAACTTGCAATATTAGTTGTTGAGTTGTTGTAAAACTGATATAGCGCATTAGACGTATTTGTACCGTAAAGGTTTACTTTTCCGCCTATAGGCGCAGAAGTAACATACGGAATCTGTCCTTGATACGTAATAAACCATTTTTTCTCAAAAAACACGGCCTGAATGTACCTAGACCCACCGAATCCAAAAGGACACCCGCTAGTAACGTAAAAGTTAAACACGGCACACAAAATATTATTGAGCAGTGCTTGTCCAGCCGTTACTGGCTTTGTAAAGTCTATATAAGGGAAAATACCGTCTAGTGGGTCGCTAATCTTGGTAGTCGTAGAGCCTACAAGGGCGTACACACCATAGTCGTTCAGGAACAATACAGACCTGAAGTACGGGAATATGGCGTAAATACGTTTAGAACCAATAGACGCAGAGACGTTGGTATTGGTAAATACGGTACTTCCTGTAGAAGTGACCTGTAAGTTACTGAATACGTTGATACTATCGTCACCAAAGATGTACAAGAAATTATTGGCGGACAATAAAGCCTGGATATTTCCGTGCAGGGTCGAATCTGTCAGATTAAACGCTACGGCAGACACAGAGCTAAAGTCTGTTGGGCTAACCGCACTAGACGCATAGACTGTACGCCCTGCTGCCACCCAAACACGCCCTGAGAATGTGGCTACATCCACAATTCCGTTGGTGTTGACAATAGCGGTTGCGGTTGCGTTGGCAGTGACGTTGGCTGTATACCCGTTTGCAAAGCTCACAGTAGGCGCTGAAGTGTATCCAGAGCCAGGATTATTCATAATAACCTGGGTTACAGCGTTACCAGAGACGATTGCAGTACCGTTAGCTCCTGACCCGCCACCACCGCTAAATGTGACGTAAAAAGAGCCGTTAGCACCGTATCCAAAGCCCCCAGAATTGATTAAAACAGAGACTGTACCCGTTGCAAAGGTTGTTAATTGGCAGATAGCAGTGGCATTTGTGGATGCTCCACCGCCCTTAATTGTGATAGATGGGGGTGACGTGTACCCAGAACCCGCATTTGTGAGTGATATATAACTGACTGTGTTAGCTGTACTAACTGTAGCCACGGCAGTAGCCTGTACACCGCCTGTCTGATTAGGTGCGCCAATTACAACGTCAGGAACACCCGTGTATCCAGCTCCAGGGTTGGTAATTGCAATAACACCTATAGAACCTATGGCGACTAAGTTACCGCCATCCCACTCATAAAGACCTTTTACAGGGTCTCCAATGTACAAATTGGTGTTTTGATACTGTGTAGCTGCTACACCAGAAGCAGAAAACGTACCAGCAGCAGCAATGTTGCCTCTAGTCAAGCTAGTCAAGTCAAAATACTGCATTGACCCGTCAGCTTGAGACGCAACTAAATAATCATCTGTAATATTTGCACTTGTCAAATAAGTGACAGTGTTGGAAAAGACTACAGCGTTACCTGACGAATTACTGACAGTTGTAGATTGAGGCGTAATACGCAAATTACCCGAACCAACGGGCATAACGTTCTCTAGCCAGTAAAACTCATCTTTCTCGATTGCCGTGCGGTTGGCTTTGGTGTCAATTCCCTTGAATTGTTTAATAACCGCATAGCTTTTCTTTTGCTCTGCTGCTGCCATTCCTAACCTCCACTACTATAGGGGTTCGGAATCCTTCTTGTATAGGTACTGTTGAGTACGTTCAAGACGTGTTTGTTGTATTCTTGCTTAAATATTTCGGCTTCACCGTAAGATTGCTCGTAAAACTTAGCTTTGTAGGCTGCGTAATACTGTGCACAGGTTGACCACGGGTCTAATATCTGGTCTACGGCTGTTGGCGTACTCAGAGACAGAGCTGTCGGCAAAATGACAGTATCTAACTCAATGTAGTAAGACTGGTCAGGTATAGGAGCAATATAAATCTGTTGCTGACCGTATACGGAGAAACAAATAGGTCTACCTATGTAATTTTGCCAATAGCGTAACTGAGCAGTGAAGTCAGACCAAGGAAGGTAACGCATAGGTATACGACTGTTACCCCAGTAAAGATTAATACCAAGAATGTCAATCGTATTAATTGCATTAGGCAACGCCTGGAAGGGAATAATCTCAGCGTTTTGCACAAAGAGCAAAGTTGCTGTACCGTCTGCAAAAACAGTAGATGGGGGAAAAACGTTAGAGCCAGTAGGGTACGGAGGTGCTGATGACCCAGAAGTTCCCGAAGTCTGGTACTGGTAAATGTAGACGTTGCTAAAAACATATTGCCCCGCAGTCACAGCAGTGTTTGCCACCCACGGAGTTGCGGGTGTTTGATTTGTGTTTGTGCTGTTGTACGGGTTAGAGGATGTAATAGGCGTGGACGTAGTTTGTACCGTCCGCAAGCATCCTGTGTCTCTAACTAATCTTTCTCTAGCCTCGTTAATGTAATTTGTTAACTGAGACTGCGACCAAAAGTTATTGTTGGAGTCATGCAACAGATTTTCAACTTGATAAAGGTAATCATTGAGCGTTGGCATGAAGCATCCATAGTTAAGCTACCCGTCTTTCAGAGGATTTCCCCCCAACGGATTTTTCAACCCGAAGGGGTACAACTCCTACAGCCGAGGGTAACGAGCTGTTTTTTCCTGGCTTCACAGTTGTTATTTCAAACTGGTCTAGCTTTTTTAAACTTTCCTCAAGTTCCGCATGAGTGTGAATCCACCCGTGCCGAACCAAAATGTGTTCTCTATCGTCTAAGCCGTAACCAAAGAGTTGTACTGCTCCACCTANTGGAATCTCTACAGACTCATTACGCTTAAACTCGTAGACAACACCGTCATAACCTATGGTCAATTCGATGTTGCTACGATTCGTGACAAATACGGTTTCCATTAGAACTGGACAACATCACCGTAAACTTGGAAGTTAACTGTGTTTGAATTACCAGAAGCTGTTGTTACGTTAACGTACAAAGCTGAAGTAACCGAACCAGAAACTACTGTGTTTGACAGGTATGGTTGAGCAATGGTTAAGTCTTGGTATCTGCCTGTAGCGGTCATATTAGACAAAGCCACGTTAGCAACAACTGCGTTAGAAGCGTTGCCATCGTTACTTGTTGTAATAGTGACGTAAGCGGAAGAAACAGCACCAGTTGGGTTATTTACCGTAATTCTACGGACAATAACTGCACCAGAACCTGTAACGTTTCCGCTATTTGTCAAACCACCATTCAACAACGGTATCGTAGCTGTTACGTTACCTACCGTTGCGAGTGATACTACTTGAGCAGAACCAATGCGACCATTCCCAAATGAATCCAGGTAATACTGACTGACTGAATCGGGATTAGCCATTGTTTACTCCTTAAACGTTGTTATAAGTACCAGAAACGTTCTGACCACCTTCAACTGTCAACACAGTAATGTTGGCAACGTTGGTAGTAGCGTTTGCAAATACGTTAACACCGTCAGAAATAACCATACCGCCTGTGTTAATTGCGTACAAGTTAGAAACAGCTGTGATGTTTCCACTTGTTGCATTAACGGCAGTAGCCACGGTAATGAATACGTTAGCTGTACCAGGAATCAAATATGTTCCTGCTGGGATAACGTTACCAGCGGTTGTTGCTGAAATGTTAGCAAAAGTGAAGTACGCACCAGGCGTGTTCGCTGTTGCATTTGCAAGGATGATTTTGTTTAATGCTAATGACATTATTGTGCTCCTTACAGTGAGAGGTAGTTGTAGTTGTTAATCTTAGACATTGACTTGGGCTTGACAGACACCAACTCAGCAATCATAAGAACAGCACCTACGTAACCAATTTGCCAGTTCGGGAGTGTGGACTCAAATCCTGTGAACACAAATGAACCTTGCTCGTGGATATAGAGGCTGAGGTAGTTAGTGTTCAGGAAGTACACAGTACCTTCTGGGCAATATGGGTCTGGATAGATTGGTACACCAGCAACCATCAATGCTCTGAAAGCTGCTTGAGGACCGTTGTTGTCACCGTCAAAGCCTGAGCCTGGGGTGATAACGTATTGCTCTTGACCTACAAAATCTTGAGCCAATAGTGTCCAAGTACCAAATCCGCAAACACCAAAAGAAGGCATTTCTGCACCCTTTTTAACTGTTCCAGATATGTATTGGAGAATGTTTTGACGTGTTGGGTTTACGTTTCCTGCGTTGTAAACCTTTGACTGCCACCATGAATAGGTGCTACGGTTGATGTTACCGTAAGTAGTCTGGTATGTTGCACCGCCAGTACCGTCATCCACCGCTGCGGGGAGACCGATAAACTGTTGGTTGTTTGTGGTGTTGTTGTACAAGGCTGTTGCCATTGCATCCATCATCACGTTGGTTGCGTCATTCATACGTGCTTCAATCAATGGAATGATTGCAGCGTCTTGTTGAGCAACACCTTCCATACCGAGGAACGGTACAGGAGAAATCATCAA